GAATTTTTAGATGAAGGGCTAGTTCTTGGTGAAGTTGACGAGCGAATCATGGGTGATGTGTACAAGGTTGCCCACGATAATAATGTATCTGCTGACACAATCAACCAACTAACTGGCGCTATGATGAACGCCCGACAAAGTGAGCAGGATGCTTTAGTTGCGAAAGATGGCGTTGACCAACAGCAAGCAGAGCGAATCACAAAAGATTTATGGGGCGGCGATTACGAAACTAATATCAACATGATTAAAGGGTACGTTAGCAAATTACCCGAAAGTGTTAGAGAAGGGTTTGAGAATGCTCGGATGGGCGATGGTCAAGCTCTATTTAATTCACCTGAAATGCTATCATTTTTATCTGATGCGGCCAGGTTAGCCAACCCATCAGGAACAGTTGTACCCAATTCAAACAACCCAACTCAAGCCATCAGCGATGAAATAAAAACGCTTGAGAGTAAGATGGGAACTGATGAATGGTTTAAGGATGAAGCATCCCAAAAACGATACAGAGACTTGGTTGACGCCGAAGGGAGAATGAAAGCATGAACATGATATTCAACAGCCCCACACACACAAGCAATACAGAGGGCCGCTCAACTCGAAAGGCTAACAAAAGAAAGCCTTACAACAACCCGAAGCGCAAAAGATTACCAGCACAAAAAATCCCAACCGTTATGAGTTCGTCATACTAACCAATATGTGGCTAAATTGACCATTTGGCCACAATGGTTTAAAATATACACAACCGACAAACGGACCCTATAATAGTTTTAGTGGCCTCTTTAAATAGACTACCCCACAAATAAGCTAGGCAGGCTAACTCCAGAGAACGGTAAAACAACTTAACTTTACTTTTTTTGGAGAATTATAATGGCTGACTCAGCATTTCAAAGACAGTACCGACAGGAGTTTATTGCAGGATTCGAGAAGAGACAGTCTCTTGTTCGTCACACTGTAGTAACTGAAACAGAAGTGAACGGAAATGAAGCTATATTTCTGGTTGCTGATTCTGGCGGTGCGACTGCAACAACTCGTGGTATTAACGGGGACATCCCAACAAGACCAGATAACTTGAATCAATTCACTGCAACTCTTAAAGAGTGGCATGATGTTCCTGAAAGAACAAACTTCAATATCTTCGCATCGCAAGGTGATGGCCGCAAAATCATGCAGCATACATCTATGGCTGTTGTTAATCGTAAGATTGATAAAGATATCCATGAAGCGCTTGAGCTTGCAACTAACACTTGGGGTGCTGCTGCTGTAGCCACTTTGAACCTAGTTACAACTGCTAAAACTAAGCTTGGCAATGCATTTGCTCTTAAAGATGCGCCGGTTTACGCCTTGATTACCCCAGCATTTCACGGGTATTTAATGGGTTTAAATCAATTCACATCTGCTGATTACATTAGCTCTAAACCATTCGAAGGCGTTGATAAATCTTACGCATTCAACTGGTATGGTGTTAACTGGATTGTTGATGCTGATTTACCTGGTGTTGGTACAGCAAGCGCTACATGCTTCATGTACTCACAAAACGCGATTGGTCATGCTTGCGACACAACTAACCTGCAAACGTATGTTGGTTATGATGACAAAAACGACAAATCATGGGCTAGATGCTCCACATACATGGGTTCTAAGTTACTCCAAAACTCTGGTGTAATTAAGATGCCCCATGACGACAGTGCGCTTTCATAGGAGATAAGTAATGGCTTATTCAACAGACAATCCACCAGCATTAATCACTCAGCGAGTGGGAGATTCCGGTGGTGCATTATGGACATACGATAGTGCTGATGCAGCAACCGTAGTTCGTGTGATAAATTATATTACTGACGCCTTAGATTTAGGTATGAAAGTTGGCGATACAATTATTCAACATGATTCAGCAGGCGGCACAGTTGCTCACATGTACCCCGTAGTTGCCGTTGCATCAACAGGCGCAGACCTGGGTGACGGAACAGCGATAGTTGTAACCAATACGGATTAATATGCTCAATGCGTAAAAGTTCGGTCGGCCCTTAGCCTTTTCTGGTTAGGGGCTTTTAACCTTGGCTAACTGGATGTTGGCTTTTTTTGGAGATACCGATGAGTAAAAAAGAAACACCGATAACACCGGTTAAACCTGCTGATTTTCAACTTGCAGATCACAGACGTAGACAGCACGACTGTACATTACCACCAGGCACAAAAAAAGAGGATCTTGAAGATCCCGCGCTATGGGTTAACGTTGCACCGTCTTTAAACAAAGGCACTGGATTTGATGAAGTTAGAGCGATGCCTGAAGACCAATCATTTATAGCTTACTTGATACCAACGTTTTCACAGGGTTCAGACGCTAGATTGAAGTTGATAGCATTTCACCAGCTAGAATCAGAAAAAGAAATGAAGCAGCACCAAGAAAAATATGACGTTAAACTGTTAGGGGCAAAAAAGTTTGTTCTTTTAAACACTCAAACAGGCGAGCATATTAAAGAAAACATACCAACCAAAGTACAAGCATACAAAGAGCTTGATGATTATGTAGCAGCAATGCAGCGATAGGTTAAAAAATGGCAATTGATAAGCTCGGAATTTATAATGATGCCCTCTTATTAATTGGGCAACGGAAGTTAGCAAGCTTAACGGAAGAGCGCGAATCAAGGCGGCTGCTTGACTCCTCATGGGATTTAGGCGCTGTTGATTTCTGTTTGGAGATTGTTAAACCCGTATTTTCTCGAATCACAACCAACCTAACCAGTTCCACACCAAGTTCTAGCCATGATTTAGATAACGTTTTTACCCTTCCCTCTGATTGGGTCAGCACGATTGACGTTTACAGCGACTCAAGATTAGATCAGCCAATCAATCGATACATCAACGAAGATAGAACTATTGCATGTGAATACAGCTCTATCTTTGTTAGGTACGTATCAAACACTAATGGCGAAGTTTACTCTAAATGGTCCCCAGCGTTCACCCGCGTTGTATCCGCATACTTAGCCAGAGAAATAGCTTTAAGGCTGTCACCGGAAGATTTGACCGACTTAGATGGTACGTTTGCTGACAGGGTTGAAGCAGCTATTGGTATCGAGGCCAAGAAAGAGCCTCAGCAACGCTCTAAACCTTCAACCACAACATTATCAGCGTCATGGTTACGGGTTTATAATGACGCGCTTGGAATTATGGGTCTTGATGAAGTGGTCACGGATGATGATGATTCTGTTCGTCGTTCGGCATTAGATACGGCAATCGACGGTAGCTTAGTTGAATTTATGCTTGGTGATATTGCATGGAATTGGGCTATAACATCAGCAAAAATTTTACAGAATCCATCACTTGAAACTGATTGGGGGTGGAAGTTTTCATTTGACAAACCTGCTGACCTTCATAGGTTGGACGGTGTGTTTTTTGACGAATATTTTCAGAGACCATTAAAAACCTACATTGACGAAGGTGATACATTTTTCTCTGATGTTGATGAAATGTATATTAAATATGTTTCAACTGAGCACCTTACTAACCCTGATGGGTGGGATGCTTCGTTTAGAAAAGCCATTGCAGGAAGGTTGGCAAAAGAAACATGCATGAAGCTAGCGCCTGATAAGTATCAAGTCGTCAAAGATGAGTATGAAGAGCGATACTCTAACGCCAAATCTAAGGATGCAATGGAATCACCACCTCGACTAATTGCTGAAGGTTCGTGGGTTAGAGCTAGAAATACAGGCCGCGTAAACAGGCGCAGACCATAATGGAAGCTATTAGCGTTTACAACAAGTTCAATCGTGGTGAGGTTGATGAAGATGCATTGGCTCGTGATGATGTCACCAAGATAAACAACTCCTGCGAGCTGATGGAGAATTTTATTCCTTTGCGTCTTGGCCCTATGATGTATCGGCCTGGTATTGAGAATCTAGCGCCTGTTATTGATGAGGCTTATTTTGCTGAGTTTATTGCGTCAACTTCAGACGTTGCCCTGCTGGAATTCACTAACAACTTTCTAAGAATATGGATTGATGATGAGGTCTTAGCTAGGACTTCGGTATCACAACAAATAGCAAACCCCGATTTCTCTGTTGCTGGGTCTTGGACTGATGGATCTGGTGCAGGTTCAACGGCTACCATATCAGGCGGCTATGCAAACTTAACCGGCAACACATCAACTAGCGCACAACTATGGCAAACGGTCGCATCAACCGATACAGGAAGCGAGCACACTGTTAACGTCATTGTTGAGCAGGCTCCAATTATATTCAAGATTGGCACTACTGGCCAAGATAGCGATGAAATATTTTCAGGCACTTTATTACCTGGGGAGCATTCGCTGGTGTTTACTCCTGCCTCAGATGTGACGATCACCTTAACAAACCCGCTACCTTACGTGGCTAAAGTTAACTCGGTAAAATATTCTGGCACAGGAAATCAAACATTTACCACTAGCATAGCCACTGCTCAATTAAGCACCATTCGCTATTCGCAATCTGCTGATATAATTTATATTACTTACGATAACGGCAAGACCATACAAATTGAACGGCGCGGGGTTAAATCGTGGTCACTGGTTGATTATAGGGTTGACGATGGCCCTTTTGATGTAATTAATACCACCTCAATAACGATGGCTGCTGGTGCGTTAAGCGGAGATACTACATTGACCGCATCTAGTTCGTACTTTAAGTCGGGCCATGTAGGGTCTCTCTTCAAGCTAGGTTCTTCAGGTCAAATAGTTACCGCTTCAGTTGTTGCGGAGGATACTGGAACAAACTCCATAAGGGTTATAGGTGTTGGTGCTGGGCGTACTTTTACAATCACGGCCACAGGTTTTGCGGGCGGTACGATAGTGACACTGCAAAGGTCTACAGATGATGCTACTTGGGTTGACATCACTACTTACGCAGCAGATGTTGCCGGTGATTTTAATGACGGATTGGATAACGCAATTTCATTTTACAGGCTTTTTGTAAAAACTGGCGACTATGGTTCTGGTACTGCAACTCTAACCTTGGAATATACTGGCGGCTCTGTAGAAGGTATTGCAAGAGTGACAGGCTTTACATCGACAACAGTGTTTGATGTGCAAGTTTTAACAATCTTTGGCTCAACTGAAGCAACAAAAGATTGGTATGCTAGCCAATGGTCTGAAGTAGAAGGATATCCAACAGCGGTATCATTATATGAGGGTCGGCTTTGGTTCGCTGGTAAAAACAATGCATGGGGTTCTGTCTCTGACGCTTACACTTCGTTCGACCGAGATATTGAAGGTGATTCTAAATCAATATTTAAAACAATTGGTTTTGGCCCTGTTGATTCTATTAACTGGTTATCTGATGCTGG